AGACTTTCTAAGTCAGCTAATTTTGCAAGAGTTCGTGAAATCGAGTTTGTAAGACTATTTAACTCAAACATTAAGAAGCTCGTTGAAGCTCTTGGTGTAACAAGAATGATTCAGAAGGAATCAGGCGCACAGCTTAAGGTTCTTACAGTAACAGGAACACTTCAGGATGGTTCAGAGGTTGGTGAAGGCGAAATCATTCCACTTAGCGAGTATGCTACAACATGGGAAACTGTTGGAAGTATTAAACTTAAGAAGTGGAGAAAGGCTACATCAATCGAAGCTATAAATGAGAAGGGCTACGATCAGGCTGTAACAGCAACTACAGATAAGATGCTTAAACAGGTTCAGAGTGGAATCCGTTCAGACTTCTTCACATTCCTTGCTACAGGAACAGGCGTTGCCGGTGGTTCTGACTTCCAGGCTACACTTGCTGATTGTTGGGGAATGCTTCAGGTTCTTTTCGAGGACAATGATATCGAAGCTGTATATTTCTTAAATCCACTTGATGTATCAGCATATCTTGGAACAGCAAACATTTCACTTCAGACAGTATTCGGTATGACATATATCGAGAACTTCCTTGGACTTGGTACAGTATTCCTTAACAGCTCTGTTCCACAGGGTAAGGTTTACGCTACAGCAAAGGAAAACATCGTTTGCTACTATGTAAACGCTGCTGCAGCTGATATTTCAGATGCTTTCGCATTTACTACAGACCAGACAGGTCTTATCGGTATTCATGAAGGTGCTGATTACACAAGAGCTACAGTTGATGATACTGTTGTTTCAGGTGTTGGCTTCTTCGCTGAGAACCTTGGTGGCGTTGTAATCGGAACAATCGGAACTACACCTTCACGCTAAATAAAAGATTGTGAGGACTAATATGGATTCAACAACATTTAATGAGATATTAGAATCGCTCGAAACCTTGTTAGGTGTTACGGAGGAAGGCGATATAGCCATATTAACTGAAATCCTCAACGATGCAATAGCAGAGATAAAAGAAGCACGTCATTATCCTAGCGAGATGAGTGCTTCTGATATCGAAGCTGATATGCTGAAATACATCACAAACATAAAGAAACTGTCAAAATACGATTACAACCAAGTAGGTGCAGAGTTACAGACTACACACAACGAAAACGGAGTTAACCGTTCTTACAGTGATCGTAGAAAATGCTTTGATGGCGTAGTGCCATATTGCAGACAGTTTTAGTAGATGTGCGTATGAGGGTGTTGTGCCTTCGTGATGCCCTTGTGCAAGGGTGTGTGTTAAATATTGGTGGTGGGCGGCACACTTTAAAATAAGGAGAGCAGCCATATGACAATTGAAATATCTATTTTAGTTGGTATCGTATCGGTTGCTTTTGCAATATTCTTTGGACTAAAAAGCAATCGCAGAAACGATGTCAAAGACATAGAAGAAAATGCTACACGCAATGCAACAATCATCGTAAAGTTAGATACCATATCTGAAGATGTCAAAGACATAAAAAAAGATATGTCTAATATTAATGAAAAAATTGAATTGATTGATAAGCGTGTAACTATAGTTGAGCAATCAACTAAATCAGCGCATAAGCGATTGGATGGTATTGTAGGTAATAGGGAGGACAGAGAAGATGGAAATTAATAAGGATTTCGTTAAGAAAGCCGGAATTAGAGCCATTAGAACTGTTTGCCAAACAGCCGTGGCTACTATAGGATGTGCAAAGTTGCTATCCGAAGTCAATTGGAAATATGTTGTAAGTGCAAGTATTCTTGCCGGAATATTATCTATACTGACATCCATAATTACAGGTTTACCAGAGGTAGATTAAATGAGAACGCTTAAGAAAAATGAGCAAACTTTATATTATGCGAATTATGTTGAGGACATACCGATCTATGCAACTGATGAAGATGGCAACATCTTAACTACAGAGGTTGAGGGAGAAATAGTTCAGGTAGTTGATTCATATATTCAAGGCTACGATGAAGCTATAAAGATTAAAGCTAATATTAGTTTTAATTCCGGTGAATCTCAGATGGCTGAGTATGGATTAAATGTCGGACAATATAATGCGGTTATAAATGCTACTAAAGGGAAGTTCCCTTTTAATGAGCAGACTCTTATTTGGCATACCTCTGAACCTAGATATGAGGGTGGTGTTATTGTTCCTGAATCTGCTGATTACAGGGTAATAGCATTTAAGACTTCCCTTAACGAAGAAAGGTTTATCCTTAAAAAGCGAGTTGATGATGAATGAGCAAAGTTATCAAATGTAAATTAGATGTAGCTTCTTTGGATAGAGCAATAAGTGAACTTGATACATACCAAGAGGAATTGATGTCAAAACTAGAATCTTTTGTTGATGCCTTACTAAGTGTTGGCTATACAGAAGCTAGTGGACGTGCTTCTTCTTATGCCGGAGATAGTAAACCGGCAAGGGTAGTTGCTGAATATGTTTTGAAATCAAAAGATAGTATATTAGCAACAATTGCTCTTGTTGGTGAGGATGCTTTGTTTATTGAGTTTGGTGCTGGTATTGCATACAACACAGGTATGGAACATCCTAAAGCCGGTGAGTTTGGTTATGGTGTTGGCACTTATCCAAGTAAACATCCGCCAAATAGAGCTATTAATCCAGGTTATTGGTTTTATCGTGAAAATGGCGAATTAAAGAAGTCAATTGGTACACAAGCAACTATGCCAATATACTTTGCAAGCGAAACTATGAGGAACAATGCCATACAAAAGGCATTAGAGATATTTAGGAGTTAAGAAATGGATTTATTACAACTAGAGAGCATTATTACAACTCAATTAAAGGTAAGAGTTCCAAAGCTGACCGATAATAAATATCCGAATATGTCTTTTACTAATGAAATCAGCGATAAAACTCCTAGTTTCCCTAATGTATATGTAATGGAACTACAGCCTAGTGAGGTTGGTAATGGCTTATCAAATAATCAAATACACGCTTTAAGAGATACTATTCAAATTGAAGTATCAACAAATGTAAGTAAGTCTGAAGCGAAAATCGTTCGGAATGCTTGTATAACCGCTATGAAAGCTATGAGATTTAGCTTAGTGGTTGATACATATGCAAAGATAGACAACTTACATCGATATGTGATCCGTATGCGAAGAATAGTAGCAAGCGGAGATACGTTCTAACATCACAGATTAAGCATCCGAAAGGGTGCTTTTTTAATGCAATAAAACCTATAAGGAGGAAACAACAATGGCAGCAGCAATTGATTTATCAACAGCCGGCATCAGAATCGGTATTGCCTATGAAGCATCTAGTGGCTCTCGTCCTACAAGTGGATATACAAATATTCCAGGACCTAAGAGTATTCCATCTATGGATGATGCTCCATCACTTCTTGACAGTACATCACTTAATGCTGAGAAGTATAAGACATATATTCAGGGCTTGCGTGATCTTGGTGGTGGTGATATCGCTATCAAATTTAACTACACACAGGTTTTCTGTAATACATGGGATGAGATGTATGCTACAAATGAGACAAACAAGGCTTCAGGAAAGAGAGCATGGCTTGTATTCTATATTCCAGGAATCGAAGATTCATTCTTTATGCCTGTTGATATCGTTGAAAGAGGAAATCCAGGTGCAGAGGTTGATACAGTTCTTGAAACAACAGGTCACTTTATTCCAATTGGTGAGCCTGGATTTTTCACAGCGGTTAATCCAACTGATCCTGTATCAGCTTAAGGTGTTGAGGTTAACACCTAATTTCACAACGGAATAACCACAATTTAGAGGGTGCAATAGTTCTGCTATGGGATTGTTGCGCCCTCTTTTTTTATAAAAATTATTTATTTAACGGAGGACAAAAAAATGGCAAAGGAAAGTTTAACAATTAACGGAAGAGTGTATAAGGCAAGAGAGTTTGATTTTGACTTTATGTGTGCATTAGAGGAATCAGGCATCAGATTACAGGACATTGGAGACAAGATTTTTACAACTGTAAGATGCTATGTTGCTTATTGTATGGGAACTGACTTAAGCGTTGCCGGTGCTGAAATTAATGAACATATCATTAATGGCGGTACATTTGATGAGTTTGTAGAGGTGTTCAAGGAAAAGGCTGACACATCAGGTTTTTTTCGAGCAATTACAAACCAGACAGGGGAGAAGAAAACTTCAAAGAGCAATGCAAAGAAGAAAGCGGAAGTATCAGAGTAAGAACCTTTGAAAAATGGTTTCCCACAGTCTACCAATACGGTATGAGTGAGGAACAGTTTTGGAAATCTAATCCGCGCATTATTAATGTGTGGGCGAAAGCGTGGAAATTGCGTGAAAACCGAAGGAATGAGTTAATACATAGCTTCGTAGGAAACTACGGTTTAAGCGCACTTTTTACCGCGATAGATGGGGTTCTGAATGGACGTAAAGCAAAATCAAAGTATATCGATAAACCTATACAACTCTTTGAGTTAACCGAAGAAGAAAAAGAGATAGAAAAGCAGAAGGCTATAGCTGCATTCATGGGATGGGCTAATTCTGCAAAAAATAAGTTCGGAAAGGAGGTTAAAGAGGATGGCACAAACAATTGACAAAGTTCAAGTCGAAGTCGAAGCAACCGCGAAAGGTACAAGTCAAGTCTTTAGTGCTCTTACTAAGAACCTTGCAACTTTAAAAAGTGCATTAGAAAGTATAGATACTTCTAAGCTAAGTAAAGTAAATAAAGCATCAGGAAAACTTGGGATTGATACATCAGGAATGACAAAAGCTGAGAAAGAAGTCTCTAGTTCTGTTGATAGCTTAAAACAAAAACTTGCCGGACTAAACTCATATAAAAATGCGGCTTTAAGTGGCGATTCATCATCCTTTACCTCATTTAACAGAAGAGTTATATCTATTCAAAGCGAAATAGATGTTTTAGCTGAAAAGTTAAGACAATTAGGGGATAACAGAACCGGTGTAAATATTGATACCGATTCTTTACAGACATATAGAGATCAGCTTGTCGATATTCAAAATACTTTATCAACTACAAGTAGTGAAACACAAAATGCTTACAATGCTATGAGTAGTGCTACTTCTAACGCTGATACAAGCAGTTTATCTAATGGATTAGGTGAGGTTGCTGATAAAGCTAAAGAAGCAGCTAGTAGTTTGTGGTCTATGGCGAAAAGTGGTATCAAATCCGGATTCAGTTCGTTAAAGAATAGTTTATCTAAGATTAAAGATACTCTAACAAGTATTGGAAAGAATGCTTCAAGTTCGGTAAGTACAGGATTCAGTAAGATACTCAAATATGCTTTTGGTATTAGAAGTATGTATGTCCTTTTCAGGCGATTAAGGTCAGCTGTTAAGGATAGTTTTACAGAATTACAAAATAGTGGTGCATATTATCAAACTACTAAGGCTAATATAGATGCTCTTAAGAGTAGCTTGTCTACGCTTAAATATCAGTTTGGTGCGGCTTTTGAGCCTATATTTAATACGGTTGCGCCGGCATTACAGACTCTTATTAACTATCTAGTTACTGTAATGAATACTATATCAGCCTTTATTGCTAAGTTAACAGGAAAGTCAACTTATAGTAAGGCGGTAGCATCAACAGCGGCAATCGCAGCCAATACAGGTAGTGCAGCCGGATCAGCGGCAGAACTAAATAAACAGTTACAGGGTTTTGATGAACTTAATAATCTTGACCTTGATAGCGGTTCAAGCGGTGGTTCAGGTGGCGGCGGTTCTAGTGATTCTGGAAGTGTACAGTATGTAGAAGAATCAGTTGATAGCGCATTAACATCATTTTGGGATAGTTTATCTGATGCTATTACTAACGGTGAATGGTATAAAGCCGGTACACTTATATCAGAAGCCTTAACAGAAGCGTTAAATAGTATTAATTGGAATAGTATTTTCCAGAGTGCAAGCAATTTTGGTACAGGTCTTGCAGATTTCTTAAATGGTCTTATAACTGATGATCTGTTTAGTGCTGTAGGAACAACAATAGCAAACTCACTAAAAACAGCACTTATAGCGGCTTTATCCTTTGGAACTGAGTTTGATTGGAGTGGATTAGGTACAGCAATAGCAAGTGGCATTAATGCTTTTGTAGAAGCAAATCCTTTAGACTTACTTGTATCAGCATTTAATGTATGGGCTAACGGTATCTTAACCACATTAATTTCTGCTATTGATGGAATTAGTTGGAAAGATATAGCACAGCATATAGCTGATGCTATAGCAAAACTTGATGTTGGCGGCATAAGTTGGAATCTAGGTACACTTGCTAATGAAATTGCAAATGCTCTTTATACGCTTGTATCTAACAAAGAAACCTGGACTAATCTTGGAACAAAGATAGGTGAAGGTATAACAAACCTGTTTAAGTCAATGAATCAAGTTGATGACAAGACAGGACTTACAGGATGGCAAGCGTTAGGAAAATCAATAACTTCAACAATAAGTGGTTTAGTAGATGCTATAAAGACCGCTTTAGAAAACGTTGAATGGGATGAAGTAGGACAGGCAATAGCTGACTTCATAGCTGAAATAGATGTTTCTCAATTGCTATGGGATTTAGGTACACTTGCATGGGAAATTGTAAAAGCATTAGCAGATGCAATAGTCTCATTGTGGGAGAACGGTGATGCTAAGACAAAGATTGGAATGGCGATAATTGGTTTAATTGCTGTTGCAAAACTCACAGGTCTAGCATCTGCATTAACTACTCTTATTTCCGGTGCTGTTCCATCAACAATATCACTTTCAAATCCTATACAACTTAGTTGGCTTGGTAAGGTCGCGTTAGTTGCCGGTACAGCAGCTCTTTCATGGGAAGCTGGAAAATCCTTATCACAATGGATTGCGGAAAAGCTATCAGGAACAGAAGGTATAAGTGCTGAAGCTGCAAGCGATTACATTAAAGTCTCTCAGAGTATGACTCTTGAAATGGTTCTTGAAGAGATTTCTTCAGCAGCTAATGAAACAACAGCTAGTGGAGAAAACAGACTATGGAAAGCATGGCAAGATTTAGTTAATGATTGGTATGAGCCTGTATATGAAGAAATAGATTCAGCACAGGATAAAAATAAGAATACCAATACTAAGAAGATTAACGGAATCCCTGTTAATGAAACACAGTATGACGGACAGAAGAAAACAGGAAAGACATCAACAAGAACCTTTAAGTACAATATTGAGACTCAGATTAACGGTACAAAGAAAAGTGAAAGTGATGTTAGCAAGTTAGCAGAATCCTATAAAAACCTTAATTCAGAAGCTAAAGAAAACGCTGAAGCTACATATACTGTTAAAACAGGCGGTCAAATCAGCGATATAACTGATTTAACAGATTGGAAAAACAAGTTCCATAATCTACGTCAAACATGGTCATCAAAGGATGCGACACTTACAGCAAAAGAAGATGGTCTTGCTAATGGTAATGTTGCAAATTGGATTAAACAGTTTGATGAAAAGAAAAAGTCTTGGACAGATAAAACATCTACTTTGAGTGTAAAGCAATCTGGACTTGAATCTTTTGGTGATGAGAATAAGGGCTATATCAAACAGTTAAATCAGGTAAAAAGCAAGTGGCAAGGTTCAGATGCGACTTTTAATGTTGATTTAAAGGGAAATATTGGTAGTTCAACAGAACTTACTAATGTTGCTAATGCAGCAAAGTCTTTGAATGATAACTTCCCAAGTGGAAATCATTCAGCTACTTGGAGCGCGACATTGAGTGGGACTGATACCAATTCGCTGAATGCCTACGCCGGTGCTGTAAAGAATGTATATGACAATTTCTATACAGGTGAACATACAGCATCATACTCAATATCAATTAGTGGTGATACATCGGGAGCAGATACCTGGATAAGTAACGTTGCTTCTAAACTTGCTAAGAAAATAAGTGAGCAAATAAGTGGTACTTCTTCAAAAGGTAGTACCAAGTTTTATGGAAATGCAAATGGTGGAATTATATCAGGAAATAACGTGTTCAATATTCCTCAGTATGCCGGAGGAACGCTTAATGCCGGTTCGGTATTTGTTGCCGGTGAATCAGGTCCGGAAGTAATGGGTCATATTAATGGACGTACAGAGATTCTTAATCGTTCACAGATAGCATCCATTATGAATAACTCATTTGTATCAGCTATGGCACAGTTTGGTAATAGAATGCTTGCATCACCTGAGACAGTAGCTTATAGAAGTAGTTCATATCAAGGCTATACAGCTACAAGTACAAATGGCGATAGCTTATATCTTGCTGAACAGAATCAGTTGCTAAGAGAACAGAATCAGTTACTTACTGAGATTCTTGATAAACCTACAGGAATATCAAGTAGAGATGTATTTAATGCTGTAAAAAGCGAAGCAAATAATTATTACCGAAGAACAGGTAATAGTGCATTTATAAATTGATAGGAGGGCTTACAAATGTCATTTAATGGGCAATGGCTAATTAAGGTGGGAACATTTGTTATCCCACTATCCATAATGAAATATGGTTCTTATAAAATAGCACCGGCACAAAGACAAGATAACAGTTCGTATGTTGATGCTGACGGATATCTACATAGAAATCCAATGCCGCATACACGATCTAAAATCGAGTTTGAAACAATATATATGTCACCGGATCAGATGGAAGATTTAATGGCACATATAACAGCACAATATACAAATGGTTTAGAGAAGAAAGTTCACCTAACATATTATGAGCCTGAATATGGCAATTATGTGGAGGGTGATTTTTATTTGCCGGCAACAGAAGAATATACTTGGTTAACAAAACGAATACATGACAATCATAGAATCGCATTTATTGAATATTAAGGAGGTGGTTAAATTATGTCAATAACGTCATATAATAGTATTTTTTCTAAACCATTTCCTAAAACACTTATATTAGAGTTTGACGATGATCCTCAGACAGTAATAAGTAATGATAAGGTTGTTCAAGAAAGCATGGAGTTAGAAGAAACTTTATGTAGTGATTCAAACTTAAAATATGGTTGTTGTGAATCAAGTTGCTTTAATGTGAGAGTCGTGAATAACGGCTCTCTAAAAGGCAAGACCTTTACAGCAAAATTGCAATTTCAATCCAGAGGTATTCTTATAAATGATAGTGGAGATTATATCGAAAATGATGAAGGAAGTTACATTGGAACATATAATTCTTCAAATGCAGACACAATAACAATTGGAAATTATAAAGTGTATAGTGATAAACCTACAAGTGATAGAGCGTATCGGGATTTGACGTGTTATGACCTTATGTATGACATTTTAGATGTTGATGTAGCTAGTTGGTATAATGACTTAACATTTCCAATGACATTAAAGTCCTTTAGAGACAGCCTATTTACATTTTTAGGTGTTACACAGGAAACAACAACACTTATAAATGATAATTATATTGTAAAGGGCAATTATCAAGTTGATTCGTTGTCTTGTAAAGATGTTCTACAAAGTATATGTGAAGCTAATGGTGTGTTTGGACATATAAACAGATCAGGTAATTTCGAATATATTAGTTTACCATCTGTTGAAACGGTTGTATTAGACCATCATATTAATGGTAAAGGTGGTTATGAAGATTTTGTAACAAGTGCAATAACCGGTGTAGAGTGTATTCCTATAGATAGTGATATAGGAACTAAAGTTGGAACAGATACTAATTTATATATACTAGATAACAATTTAATATTTTATGGTGATGAAGGATCGCAAG